TTGTAAGACAAATGGATATGCTAGCAAATGGAAAAAGAAAAATTGGAATTCGGTGGAAAGGAAATCCAGAATTTGAGCACGATCAATTCAGAACAATATCAAAAGAATATTTTTATGATTTAAAAAAATATGGTCAATTATTTTCTCTTCAAATTGATGAAGAGGATGATAGTTTTCCCAATTGTTCTGAGTTAATAAATGATTGGCAAGATACTTATTCAATTTTTAGTGGTTTAGATTTGCTTATTACAAGTTGTACAAGTACAGCTCATTTGGCAGGTGCTATGAATTTACCCACAATTGTTTTACCTCCATTTGTTCCATACTTTATTTGGTCATGTGAAGATTTGGAATGGTATAATTCTGTTAAAGTTATCAAGCAGAGTGCATATAATGATTGGTCAGAAACTATTAATCAGTTATATGAGTTTTTAGATGATGAACTCGAATAAATAAAAATAATAAGTCTAAGTCTTTATTAAAATGGCAGTATCCGAAAATATAAAGAAAAAACCATTAACACTGGGAGAAAGTTATGATTTAGCACGAAGTGGTATTGGTGTGTATAAAGCACTAGACCCTGGTGATAAACAACTTTGGATGTGGGGATATAATAGTCATGGAGAACTTGCTGATTCTACACGAAATTATAGATCATCTCCAAATCAAGTACCAGGTACTAATTGGAATAATATTGCCATAGGTAATCATCATATGCTTGCAACAAAGCAAGATGGGACTGGTTGGGCATGGGGATATAACAACCACTCGCAATTAGGTGATTGTGGTTGCACCTCCCAGTCATCACCAAATCAACTTCCAGGAAACAACTGGTGTTTCATGTCTGCTTCAGACTGTACGTCTTTCGGAATGAAAACGGATGGTACATTATGGGCGTGGGGTCATAACAACTGGGGTCAGTTAGGTTTAACTGAAACTAGTTGTTGTTGCTGCTGGGATGAAGGTGTTGGATGTTGTAGGTGTAGGTACGCCTGCCCAGTTCAACTTGGAGGAAATACATGGAAATGTGTTTCAGCTACACGTCACTCTGCAGGTGGAATTAAATGTGATGGAACTTTGTGGGTTTGGGGTCATAATAGTCATGGTCAATTAGGGCTTTGTTGTATTTGTTGTGAGTATCCTGGAACTTGTTGCAGTCCAAATTGTATGAATACCAATACTGGATGTTATCAACCATGTTGTTCCTGTACTACATGCAGCTGTCCGCACTTCAGTTCTCCTACACAAATTCCAGGAACTAATTGGACTGGTATTGAAACTAGATGTAATGGGATGTATGGATTAAAAACTGATGGTACATTATGGTCATGGGGACATGGTTCGCATGGTTCCAATGGAATTAATCAGGGGTCTGGAGATATAATGTGTCCTGTTCAAATTCCAGGATCTAACTGGATAGAAATTAGTGCAATGTCACATGGTACTCATGCAAGAAAAAATGATAACACCCTGTGGGGATGGGGATACAATGCCCATTGTGAACTTGGAGATACTAGTAGTGCCCCCAGATCTTCACCAGTTCAAATTTTCAGCAGTAAAACATGGATAGAACTGGGACAGAATGGTTTTGCTGGATATAGTGGTCTAGCATTTGATCAGGATTGTGCAATGTGGATGTGGGGTCACAATGATTATGGTCAACTAGGTATTTGTTGTAAGAGTAGAATGTGCAGTCCAGTTCAAGTAGGACCTGATTGTGGGTGGGTATGTGGAGGTAGTGGCAGACATGCCACTGGCGTAATTAGATGTTTTAGTTGATAGTAATACAATTTTTATACTATGTTTGATATTAATAAAACGCTTCACTATCAATATGATAGGAATATAAGTGATGCTTACATTATATCTCTAAAAGATAATGAAATATCCCAAAAATTTACCAACAGATGTGTAAACTCATGCAAATCTGTTGGTAGATCGTACAAAATTTGGGATGCATTTGATGGCAATTCTGGAAATATTATTGTTCCAGAAATGCATAAAGATAAAGATTATTTGAGCTGGTTAAAATTATATAATCTTGATCTATCTGCAACACAAGTAGGTTGTTTCATTTCTCATTTTAGTTTATGGTGTCATTGTATTGAGATAGATAAACCTATTGCAATTTTAGAGCATGATGCTATTATGGTTAAACCATATAATTTACATAATTCATATGCTACAATAGTATATCTGGGATCAAGAGAGCAGGCATTAGAAGGGCAAGAAGTATTTGCAATTCCCCCACATGCAACAGCATATAGTGGACATGTTAGATCTTTATGTAGAGCACATGCATATTCTATAGATCCTGCTGTTGCTAAAAATCTAGTTTCATATGTAATTAAAAATGGTATCTATGAATCTCTAGATATGTACATAAGAGCTGATTTATTTCCAATTATTCAAATGGATCTTTATGCATTTGATGATCCTTATTTTGAAGATGGTGAGTTTAAATCTACTATACATAAAGAGTGGGACGGTTAAATTAAACAATTAAAATCATGGAAAAACAAGAACATAAAAAGTATTACAATAAATTTCAAATTTCTGATTATGACAATGATCTAGTTGGATTGTTCATAGATGGTGTTGTCTGGTTAAGAGAGATAGTTAAAGAATGCAAAGAAAAAAATATTGAGTTAGAAGAAATAAAAGACCCACCAACATACTGTAAATTATCTCCCTCATATCCACTTATTGACGATAGGATTAATTGTAGAGATCTATTCGGTCTAAATTTTAAATATGATTTGGATCATGATGTATTCCTAATTAATTCATATGTTTCAATATTTGCAACGTTTTACATGTATCATTTTCCAATTAAAAAAACTGAAGAATTAATTTTAAATGAAGAAGAACTTTCTAGAGAAAGTATCTTAAAAATTCTATTGGATGATGGAATGTCAAAAAGTCTTCATAAAGAACCATCAGGAGAGACTTATCCAAAACTTATGGTTTGATTTTAAAATTATAATTTGTTATGAAAAGAATAGTTCATTGCGTTTACATTAATGATTTTTTTCCTGAATTGTGGTATTATACATACCCAACGATAAAGGCATATGCTGATCGTATTGGTGCAGAATTTAATCTAATCACTGAAAGAAAATACCCAGAATGGCACATTAATTATGAAAAACTTCAGGTATGGGAAGATGGAAAAGATGCAGATCTAAATTTTTTGGTTGATGCTGATATCTTGATTCATCCACAATTCCCCGATGTTCATGATATCATACCAGAACATCATGTTGCTTTTAATGATAACTATACAGCATCAGATAAATTTGCAATTAATGACTACAATCGTGATTATTTTATGCGTGATGGTAGAAACATTGGTGTTGTTACAAATGCTGTAGTATCTTATAAATCAACTCATTGTTTATGGGAACCATTAACAATTTCACCAGAGAATGGAGAAAAACTCACTATTGTGAGGAAAGGTGATATAGATGAATACTCTTTATCTCATAATCTTGCAAAATATGGATTAAGATATACGGGTATTACTTGGGAAAAATGGCATCGTGATTACCTTATACATACTGGTACGGGAGACAGAGATTTATCTCTAAAAATTGCTAAAAACGTTATTAATCAGTGGAATACATTATGAAAAGGAATACTACATTTTTGCTTAGTGGTGGAGCTGGAAGAGTTGTAACAGCAATTCCAGCACTGGAAAAGTATGCAAGATTAAATCCAGATGATGATTTCAAAGTTTTGATTCATGGGTGGTGTGATCTTTATTGGAGTCATCCAGTGCTTCAAGATAGAACATTTGATATAAATCAAAAAGGTTCATTTGAATTATTTGTGAAAGATAATATTCTTGTATCTCCAGAACCTTATCATCGTTGGGGATATTATAATCAAGAATTATCTTTGGCAGAAGCTTTCGATGAAGAAATCAATAATACCACAGATCACAGTGATTTGGATAAACCAAATCTCTATATAAGTTATGATGAGTCTCGCAAGATGAAAGCGAATCTCAAAAATATTACAGATCAAACCAAAAAAGAGAAATTAGTTGTTTTTCAACCATATGGTAGTTCAGCAATGGTTGAAAATGATTGCTTTACAGATTCTTCTGGAAGGAGTATGTATCCAGAAGACTATGTAAAACTAGTTTCTCATCTTTCTGAGCATGTAACTGTAATTTATTTTGGTTCACCAGATATATACCAGTTTTCAAAAGATACATATTCATTCAATCCTCCTGGAGGAAATTTAAGAATGTACATGGCATTGATAAATGAATGTGATTATTTTATTGGATGTGATAGTGTGGGACAACATATTGCAAGAGCATTTGATAAACCAGGTTTAATTATTATGGGATCTACCTTTGAAAAAAATGTTTCCTATCCAGATTATTTCAATTTCTATAGAAATAATAATGTTAAAAATTCATACAATCCAATTAGAATAGGAGGTGTTGATTCTGAATTGAGTGATAGGAAGAATGATGGTGCTATGAAGTTTGATGATAAACAACTTGAAGAAATTTTTTCAATTATAGGATCTGAAATAGATCCAAAGAAACAAATGAAGAAATCTAATGCTCTGAAAAAAAATGGAAAAGGATTTTCAAACTGACTTCAGGGAATGTGGTGAATGCAATGAATGTTGCAAATGGTTATCAATAAGTGACGTTCATGGACATGATGTTAAACCAGGAAAACCATGCTTCTTCTTGTGTGAAGAAAAAAATTGCACAATACATCAGGAAAGACCTGAAGTTTGCAAAGGATATCAATGTGCATGGAGTCAAGGAGTTCTTCCACAATGGATGAAACCAAACAAAATTAATGCAATTGTAAATGTAGAGAGGTGGGGGGCAAATAAAGAATATCAACTATTAAAAGTTATAGAAACAGGTCAAAAATATGATACAAAAGTTCTTTCTTGGATTATAAATTTTTGTATTAAAACTGATACTCCATTGATATATCAAGTTGATAGTGGATGGAATCATCTTGGATCTAAAGAATTTTTAGACTTTTTTAATGTTAAGTCATGAAAATCTCTTTTGTAAATGGATGTTTTGATGTGCTTCATCCTGGACACATCAAACTCCTGGAATACGCTAAGTCTTTCGGAGACTATCTCATTGTTGCTATCGATTCCGATAGGAAGGTAGCAGAGATGAAGGGTCTTGAAAGACCTATTTTTTCACAATCCGATAGATTGCTGATACTCTCTTCCATTAAGTATGTTGATGTTGTTCATATATTTGACACCAAGACAGAACTAGAAGAGTTGCTGGAATCGATCAAACCTGATACAATGGTGGTCGGTTCTGACTGGAAAGGAAAAGAAGTAGTAGGTTCACACTATGCAAAATCAGTTCGGTTTTTTGATCGACAAGGAGACTATTCTACAACCCAAACAATTCAAGGTACTCCTTATCGGTGACACCTGTAAAGACAGATATGTCTATGGTAAGATTACTAGGATCAGTCCAGAAGCACCTGTGCCAGTCATGGTTTATGATAGGGTAGAAAGTGCCAAAGGTATGGCATACAACGTCAGAGAGAACCTGATGTCCTTTGGGGACGATGTTTATATGATGACTCATGAGGCAAATATCACCAAGACTCGATATGTAGATTCTAAGTCTAACCAACAAATTATGAGGTTGGATGAGAATGATGAAGCAGAAGAATTTGTGTGGGACTTACCTAAAGAAAATTTTGATGTTATGGTTATCTCCGATTATAATAAAGGGTTTCTTTCAGAAGAAAAAATACAAGAACTGGTGGACTGGTTTGAGGGTCCTGTCTTTATTGATAGTAAAAAAAGTAGACTACCCAAACAATCCTATATAAAAATCAATGATCGAGAAGCACAAGAATTAGAAGGAGATTATCCAAATTTAATTATTACTAAGGGTTCTGAAGGTTGTACTTATAATGGTAAATCTTTTCCTGGTATTCAGGTACCAGTCTTTGATGTAGCAGGTGCTGGTGATACGTTCCTAGCAGCTTTGGTGCATTTCTATCTTTTACTTGGTAGCATTGATTGTGCTATTCCATATGCAAATAAAGCAGCAGCAATTGCTGTAACACATTTTGGAACTTATGTACTTAATGAGGATGATGTAAATGAAATATGTTGTTGATATTGATGGAACTATTTGTAGTAATACATATGGAAAGTATGAAGAAGCAGTTCCATTTCTAGATAGAATTGATGGGATAAACAAATTATATGATGAGGGGCATGAAATTTGGTATTTTACTGCTAGAGGAATGAGTGAAAATCCTACACCATCAAAAGCAACTATTCAGTGGCATAAATTAACAAAAAAGCAACTGGAAGATTGGGGTTGTAAGTATCATCATCTTTATATGGGTAAACCCACAGGAGATTATTATATTGATGATAAAGGAATTAGTGATATTGATTTCTTTAAATAAAGAAAACTCTTAAGGAGGAATGTAATGGATAAAATTAAATACGTTCCTAAGGGATGGGGGCATGAAAAATGGATTGTAAATACTGATGAGTATTGCGGCAAACTTCTCTTTTTTGAAGAGGGAAAGAAGTGCTCATGGCATTATCACAAACTGAAAGATGAAACTTTTTATGTTCAATCTGGAAAAATCATTCTAAAATATTCGGATGATGATGATTTAATCCAATCCAAAGAAATAGTCCTCTGTAAGGGTGACACACATCACATTTACAGAGGACTTAGGCATCAAATGATAGCTTTAGAAGATACAGAATTATTTGAATTTTCTACACAACATTTTGATGAAGATAGTTATAGAATTATTAGGGGAGATTGAGATATTCTTTCATAGATTTGAATTTATAATTTTTAATCCACTTCATATCAGCGCAAGTGTAAGTCTGATATTTTCCTTTTAAATGATCTGGGAAGGGAATGAGTTCAATCTCACTCCCTTCTTTTTTTGCAACTAATTCTGCAACCTCTTGAAAGGAAATTGGATTTGCAGTACCTATATCATAAATTCCACTACCAGCATCATTGTTCAATACAATATCTACTATATCATCAACGCAAATAAAATCTCTTAAAAATTTATCTGATCCATCAAAGAGTCTTATCTTTCCAGTTTCTCTCGATTGTTGTGTGAATTTACTTACTGGACTTGCTTGATCTCCTTTATTTTCTTCACCTTCCCCATATACATTGAAATACCTAAATCCTTGAACTAATTCAAACTTATCAAGATTATCCAATACAGTATAATCAACCTGTAATTTTGATATCGCGTATTGGTTTAAAGGATTTATTTCTCCCTGTGTATTACCATAGACTGAGGCGGATGATGCATACTTAATTGGTATTTCATATTCAAGTGCTTTATTAAGTAAAGCACAAGAAAATGCTACATTATAATGCCAAAGTTTTTGTAAATCTTTTTCTGTCGTTGAGGATATTGCACCTTGATGCAATATTAAGGTGACATCATTCCATTGATCAAATTTATCGAATAATCTCCAAGCATCCTTCTGATCTACTAATAGTAGATTTTGTTTCCCATCTAAATGTTTGATAAAATGATTACCAATGAATCCAGATGATCCAGTGATTATAATCATTGATTGTAGAAATTATCTTTCAAGTATTGGTATAGGGTTGGGCATTTATCTGCCTCTTCTTTCCATTTTGCTTGATTTTCTTGCCAGATTGGAATCATCTGATCAATTGTATTTCTTACTTCATCTATATGTGGAGTGTAATGATAATAACCTGCTTTAATCATATTCTCTATAGTCAGAACATTATAATTCATACCATTACATATGCAATGTGTTCCTGAATCTGCTTGGTGACTATGAGTTACCATTTTCCGAAGAATTAGATCTGAGAACATATCAGAACCAGGACTTCTATTATCAACTAAATCTCCCATATATTCTCTTCTTGTGACATCCCTCCAGTATTCAGTGTCAGTTCTATGACTTAGTGAGTAATGCAATGCTACAAATTTGCACATACCATCAAACATTTCTCTAACAGAAATATTGTAGGTATCAATATCAAACTGGGTGTAATCTCCTCTATTAAGAGATGTAACTAGTTTCATTAAGAACTCATGAACTGTGAACAATCCAGTGCTTTCTAGTGGTTCAATAAATCCAGAAGATAAACCAATTGCAACTACATTCTTTACCCAGTTTCTTCTATGAATACCAATCTTCATAGAAATATCTTTAAATTCAAGATCCTCTACTCTAGATTTATCTTGAACTATCATTTTATCTGATACCAAGTACTTTTTAAACTCTTCAAGAGCGTCTTCTTTATCAACGTACTTATCAGAATAAGCATATCCAGTTCCAATTCTACTCCAAAGAGGAATATTCCACACCCATCCATTATTAATAGCAGTTGAATTGGTGTATGGTTCTAACTCTTTTTCTTTATCTACATATGGAAGTTTAGTTGCCCATGCCTTATTGTTTGGAATCAAATGGTTGTATGAGATAAACTCTTCACCCATTTCACCCTCAAGAAGCATACTCTTCCAACCAGTACAATCAATATATAAATCTCCTGTAATGATTGTACCATCGTCCAATACAACTTCTTCAATACCATCCGCACCAGATACTACTTTTTTAACTTCTGCTGCAATATGTTTGATTCCGCTTGGTTTGCAATAATGATCTCTCAAGAAAATTCCAAACCTAGTTGCATCAAAATGATATGCATGTGCTAGTTTGAATTCGTAATCACCAAACTCTCCATTTTCATTTTTACTAATTTTATTATTTTCAATTAGTTGCATAGCAGGAAAAATTGTCCTACAATAATCTTCAGGACGTGTTTCTGGATAAAATGATTTTTTAAGTAACCATGCATCAATACCCAGACCAGCAAAAGATTCTTCTGGAGTGTTTGGTCTTCCAAAAGGATAGTGATATGCACCATAATCCTTTTTAAAGAAATCTGTAAATTTAATGCTTAGTTTATATGATGCATCAGTATATTTGAACAACTCTTTCTCATCTATACCCATCAAAGCCAACCAAGTGGTAAAGTATGCTAATGTACTTTCACCAACTCCAACAATAGGTACTTTTGGACTTTCAATTACTGTAATATCTTTATTTGGAAAAAATCTCTTTAAAGTTGTTGCAGAAAACCATCCAGCAGTTCCTCCACCAACAATTACAATTCTATCAGACTTATACATTTAGTAAGATCATTTTATTCATCACTCTACTATATATCCCGTTAAAAGTAAATAGGATTCCGCAATTCAGATAAATGGTGGTATAATATATTCAGTTACCCTAAGAAATAAAACACATGAAATTTTTAGTGTATTCAAAAAACGGATGTCAGTATTGCTATAAGGTGATGCAGGTACTGGAAATGACTGGTAGGAAATTTGTTGAGTACAAACTAGGCAGAGACTTTACTGGACAAGAATTCTATGATAAGTTTGGGCAGGGTTCTACCTTTCCACAAGTTCTTTGTAATGATCGAAAATTAGGAGGATGTAGTGACACCATTCAATTTCTCAAAGAAGAAAAAGTTATCTGATCGAGACATAAATAAAACTACCATCCGTGAGGAAAATCGCGGAGTTGAACTTATTCTTAGCGGGGGAAAGAAGCAGAAAAAACCATTTCATATTATATTTGATCAGATGGTATCCTTCTTCAATAGGGAAGTAACTATCTACTTTGAATTTTCCTTAAAGGCAAGGAAGAAAAATTAGTTCCCAGAGGTAAGAAAAATGTTAGCAGTAAGTTTAGTCTTAGGTTCATTCTTAACCGTCTTGTTTCTTTTAGTGGGACTAATTGGAGGTTGGACTGCTAGAGAATATATGATGAATTATCGGGAAGTACCTAGACCTCACCCCGAAATGTTTGATAATCAAGGAAACTTGATTCCTGATGAAGTAATTGCATTTAATTTTGAAAACTATTATGACGACAACGAAGAAAGTGACGACGGTGAAGGATAAAAACTCCAAACCTTCCACTCCCAGAAAAAAGGTAGCACCTGCATTGATCCCCGACCTTCCAGCAAATCCCTTTATATTTGAGATCTTTGATATAGTCTCAAATCAAAAGTCTGCTGTCAAGAAAGTTGAGGCACTGAAAAAATTTGAACACCCTTGTCTTAAAACCATCCTCATTTGGAATTTTGATGAGACTGTAGTATCTCTTCTACCTCCAGGTGATGTTCCTTATGCCGCAATTGATGGTGAGACTGGTTTTAATGGAACTCTAACTGAAAAGATTGAAGATGCC